CACATCGCAGTTCAGGAACCACGCCGGATTCGAGCCGGGGACCGTCCGCAGGCGGGACAGCATTTCCGTGGCGTTTTCAATCACAAAGGTGGCGGCGGTCTGCGCGGCCTTCTTTGCAACCTGCACGAGCAACGACGTGCCTTCATGAGAGGCGGTGCTGAAGCCGAGACACTGGCCGACGCCCGTACCGCGCCAGATTTCGTTGTCGATGGTGAACGCAAACTCCGAGGAGAACGAGTCTTCCAGGATCGAAGCGTAGGCCGGACCGTTGCGCAGTTGGCGCTCGGAGGCGTAGGCCAGACCCTTGAGGGTTTCCAGCTTCAACTCGGACCGATTGATGGTCGGCTTGGAAGACGTCGGCGCGTCGGTTTCGGCCGCGCGATAGACGCGGATGCCGCCCCAGCGGGAGCCGGTGGCGCGGGAGGTTTCGTCGATGAACGGCAGTTCAACCGAGTCGCTGCCTTCACCGATGGGGATTTCCTTACAAAACGGCAGGATCTTCGCCGACTCGCGGGCTTTCGCCAGCAACGCCGTCGAGAAATCCGTGCTGATAAGGAATCCGCCGTCAGCGGGGACCGTGGCAGAGCCGCCCGTCGCGGCCAAGTTCTGCTCAAACAGGCGCTTATCAACCTGCCCGCCGCGGCCATGGAAGGCGCCGGCAGGGGACTGCGCGTAGGCGATAGCGGAAAGCTGCTCGCCGAAGTTGGCAAACGGCCGCTTCGCTTCGTTGTCGCTGGTGACGGTGGCCGGCTGACGGGTCACGTTAGCCTTGGCCTTCGCTTCCAGCGCTTCGACGGCGGCGAGTTCGGTCTTGATACCGTTCAGCTCGATTTCCTTGGCTTCGACGGCGGAAAGGTGAGTGGCAGCCTGTCCGTCTGCGGGCGTGGCGTTCACCAGTTCGCTGTATTCGGCCGTGGTTGCGGCCAGCTTCTCTTGGAGTAGCTTTTTCTTCATGGTTGCTCCCTTGCGCTTTTGGCGCGAGTTGGTTTCTGGTTAGCGGCCTAGAACGCGAAACCGGCTTTGCTTGATTTGCAGGGCCAATAGCGCCTTCTGGTTGCTCTCATCTGCTTGGCTGGCCGCGCCAGGGGTGGCAGTGATGTCGTTGAGGAGTTCCGCCGGTACTTCCATTTGGCAGTCACTCAGAAATTGGGCGGACGGGTCAGCGCCGCGTGAAACAAGCGAAACGTGGAACGGCTGCCACTTTGTCGCCAGCAGGTGCGGGATGCCTTTTTCGATGCTTGCTGCCTGCGCTAGATGGCCTGTGATGCGGGCGCCCATGGAGACATTCGACAGCACGCCGCCTTTGATGTCATTGATAATTCCAGCCATTTCCTGCCGGTCAGAGAACCGCACGGAAGCACGCCCTACTTTGCCAATAGAGGCGGACTCGATCACGCCAAGCGTGTGGTCGATGTCTTCGATGTGATCCACCACGAACGGCGCCCGTCCGCTATTCAAAAGCGAGAGGTCAACCGCGCCAGGTTCCATGGAGAACGAGAGGTGAAACATCTTGCGGCCGTCGGTGCGCAGCACGGGCGTTCCCGCGTAGAACATGATTTCACGGACTTCCGGCGCGTCGGGTTTTGCGGCGAGGAATTCGCCGCCTAAAATAAATGTCGTTTTCACTGCGCCACCGCCTTCTGTTGTTGCTGCCCGGCCATCGCCACGGGGATCATTGCGCCCTGGACCATGTACACTTCGCCGCCGTCGTATGGGTTCATGTTTTCCCGCGCGCGGATCTCGTTGGCGTTGATCGCGCCGATGTTTCGCAGGCTGGAATAGAATGCCGCTCGCCCAGCGCTATCGCCGCGCATGAGTGCATCCAAATTGAACTCAGCGTGATAGATGGCCGACTCGCGCGGGCCAAAGAGCTGCATGTTGATGCGCCGCTCAATCCGTGTGCATTCAGGCCGGATGGTGTTAGTTGCCCACTCAAGGCCCTGGTGCTCGATGTTGTTGTTGGTGGACCGGGATAGTTCGCCAATCATGTGGAGCGGAACCCGGTACATGCGGGCGATTTCTTCCACCTGGAACTTCCGCAGTTCGAGATATTGCATGTCCGTGTGGTTGATCGGAACTGTTTTAAGTTCCATCCCCTCTTCCAGAATGCCCAGCTTGCCGGCGTTGCGGACGCCGCCAAAGTGCTTTATGAAGTAGTCGAGAATGCCATGCTTTGCCTTGTCGGAAAGCGTGTTCGGATGGGAAATATACGCAGGCGGGGCGGCGTTGTTGCGGAAGTATCGTGCGCCGTAGCTTTCGGCGTCGGCTGAGAGCTCCAGCGATTGCCGCATGAAGGCCACCGGACTCATCCCCTTCAGCCGCTTGCGGCCATCGTAGCCCATGCCGGGGATGTGAAGAACATCTCCCTGGACATGCTCGATTGTGCGGGTTCCGTAGCGCTCCAGGAAAACCAGAAGGTTAGTTTCCTCATCGCGCCGCACGTCAACCTGTTCCGGGTCAAGCGGAATGAGCTCGGCAACGTTGTTGCGGGCGTCCGTGATGATTTGCGAGTAGGCGTTTCCGTCCGTGCAGAGGTTTTGCTCTACGATCTGCCAAAACTCGAACGCGCTCATGGAATCATTCGGCGCATCGTGCAGGATTCGGTAAAGCGGGTGATTGCGGTCAACCGTGCGGCCTTCGTTATCACGCCGGTAAACCTGACAGGGCAGTGAACCAATGGTTTCTGAGCGCAATCGCACGCAAGCGTTCACCGCATTGATGCGGAGGGCGCCGCTACCGCCGTCGAACTGCGCGAGGAATGAGCCCGCCAGCGGTGCTACGGGCTGGTACCAGAACTCAGAATCAGGCGGAGGCGTGGCGCCAAGTTTCGTCAATAGTCGTCCGAATGCGTTCAAACTGGCGCTCCTCTCGTTTCCCAGATGGATTTAGTTTCTTTTGCGGTTACCGCAAACGCCAAAAAAGTAGATACTGGCCCGTCAATCTTGGCATCGTGCCGCTCTTTAGTTGGCGTAAACTGCCCGCCCCGGTTTTCGTGGGCGATCACGTTCGACACCATCCAGTCGTATGCCGGGTTGCGCGCGTGCCGCATCTTGCCGGAAAGCACGGCAGCCTCGAAAGTCTTCATGGGCTCGCTGAAGTTCTGAGCCGTAGGGCGAACATCGATCATCGGCAGCCCTTCGTTCTGAAGAGACTGCGGAATCACCATGTCGAACCCTGGATCATAGGCGATGGCGGATGGTTTGTACTCGTCGGCCAGTTCCCTGATTTCAAACTTTAACCGGTCGTGATCCAATACGTTGCCATCCGTGGCGGTGATGTGGCTGTTGATTTCCCAGCCTGCGTACTGGCTGTTATCCGATTCGCTGATCTGCGCGTCTGGTATCCAGAGCCGAACAAACAGCGCATAGCGCCCGTCCTGGTGAAACAACATGGACAGCGCCGCAAAGTCAGTCTTTGAAGCTAAATCCATCCCGAAGACGCAAGGCCAGCCCTTGTAATCCTCGATTTCGATATCAGCCCCACACCGATCCCAAGCCAGCATATCCATCCAGCGCGAATCGCTCGACACCCAAATATTCATCCTCTTCGTGAGGTAGTTGGGTTGCGCGCTGGCTACTGCCGACGCCTTGCGTGCTTGCCGCCGTAGGTCGTCCTGGTAAACCGAAACGCCCAGATTGGGGTTGGCCTTGATCCATACCGCTTCGTCCTGCCAGTCGTCCCCGTCATCGAGCGTGTAGATGAGCCCGAAAAACGTATCGTCCTGCACCGCGTCACCCTCGACTTTGTAGCCGAGCCCGTCGTGCTTCAAAAGCGTCTGATTGAGTACTCGAACCAGATACCCGCGAACTTCGTAACAGATCCCGGCGCGGTTGGAACCGGCGGTGGTAATAGCGACTATGAGTGGCTGAGAACGTGCGCCGGTCGCTGTTTCCATTACGTCCCATACGTCGCGTGTACGGTGGGCGTGAAGCTCGTCAATTAAAGACCCGTGAGGGTTGAGCCCGTCCAGTGTGTTTGCTTCTGCGGAAAGGGCTTTGAGGTAGCTATCGGTGTTTTCGACCGCTACTGAATCCTTCCAGCACTCAATTCCGAACCGGCTGCGGAACTCTGGCTCCATTTGAGCCATCCGCTTTGCCGCTGCGAAGACGATGCGCGCTTGATCGCGAGTTGTGGCAGCACTGTAAACTTCAGCGCCGCTCTCTCCGTCGCACGCCAGCAAATAGAGTGCTACGACTGAGAGAAGCGTAGATTTTGCGTTCTTGCGGGCGACCTCAAAGTATACGGTTCGGAATCGTCTAAGCCCATCAACTTTGCGAACCCAGCCGAAGATACAACAGAGGGAGAATATCTGCCAGCCTTCGAGTTTGATTTTCTCTTTGCGACGCGCCCAAATGCCCTTTGTATGGGGCATCGCTTCCGCGAACATGCAGACCTTTTCGGCGGCGGCTGCGTTGTAGCTGTAATCCTCGCAGCCGGCTAGGTCGTCGAGGTGCCGGAGGGCGGCGGCCTTGACAAATTTGCAGGCCAATATTTCGCCGCTGAGAACGGCTTCAGCGTAGCGCCGGGCTCGTTCAGAATACGTCACATCTTTGCGATCTTGTCCCACGTCGATTCAGGCTTTGCGGGTGCCGGTACGGATACTTTGCTTTGCGCGGCGGGCGTGCGGCCTAATTGCATAGCGAGGCTGTGATAGGTCTGGCGCTCACTGGCGGTCATCGTGCGCTCGCCCATCACATCTTCCACGAACCGTTGATGCAAAAAGCAGTAGTGACCGAGCGTTTCCCGGTGCGAGGCGTTGAGGACTTGCCCGTAGTCTGGATCAGACACGACCTCGGCCCATTTCGCGGCGGCGTGGCCGGTCAGGTAGTCAGGGGCAGCGCCGATGGCGGCGGTGATCTTTGGTTCGTTGCCGCGTGCGGCCATGCGGGCGGGGTTATGAGCGCCCGTTCCGTGCAAGACGTGGAGTTTCGTCGGTTTTCGCGGTCGTCCAGCCATTGTCTAAAAATTGCACACTTTCCAGGTTGATTTGCCGGTTTTCCATTAGGAAAACCGATACTAGCACCGTTTTTTGTCTGTTACTAATAATGGCGTATTGTTACGGCTATAGATTTTGGGGAGTCGCGCGCCCCCC